AAGGAGGACGATGCCCAATAGAACACTCAGCTTCCAAGTTATCTTCACAGGTTGTGAGTCAGACTTTGACGAATCAGAAAACGTCCACGGTGGAGCAATGTGGGCTAGGATGCCACTTACTGCGTTGGTTGCGGATACCCCTTTGGCTGAATGGCCTAACGAGCTACCCCCGTACTTAGCGCAACCTTGGGATTGCATGTCGCATACACACAGCGTGTACAAGTTAGAGAGAGCAAGCCCAGCGCCTTGGATAGCAAAGATAGACGGGGAGTTTTACCCAGCTAAGTATTACTTCACTGTAGACTATACAGATAATGAAGTAGCTGATGATCCTGCACAACACAAACAGTCTCACGTATTAGAGTTGTTAGATGCAGGAGAATATACAGGTAACATTGTTGCGTTGCCCAATAACAGAGTGAGAGTAACTCACCCAGCATGGTTTGAGACAGGGCAAGGTGCTCCAGATTTTAAACCTAATCAACATACATACAACTCAAAAGAAAACGTAGACTATGTTTGGGATACGCAACGAGTGTTTAACAATTTATACAGTGAGGAATAAACGATGATGAAGAAAAAAGGATATGCCCAAGGCGGTCTTAAAATGGTTAAAAACAAAACAGGTGACACTGTTCCTTTTTATGCAGCAGATGGTAAAGGTAAAATGAATAAGGGTGGCATGACTAAGAAAAAAGGTTATGCTAAAGGCGGGGCTATGATGAAAAAGAAAGCTTACGCTAGAGGTGGTAAAGTAGCTATGTACAACCAAGGTGGTATGGTTAAATCTACTGGTGTGGTGAACACAGGAATTAAAAAGGGTTAAATTTATGGCTAGTTATAAAGATTATAAAAGTATCTCTGCTGCACGAAAAGCAGGATCTATGTACTACACAGATAAGAATGGTAAGAAAGCTTTAGCTGTAACCAAAGAAACACTAGATGCTTGGAAAAATAAAAACAAAGGTAAGTTTAAAGGTTCTGCTTTAACTGCTTGGGCTAATGCTAAAGGTAAGAACATTGGTGCCTCTGCTGGTACAGCCCCACCTAAGAAACCTTCTGTTCCCGGTGCAAAACGTCCACCTAAACGTCCTGTAGATCCACGTTCACAGCGCCCTAAACAGCCTAAAGGTGCACCGACTCTTAGAGAAAGAAACCCTGTAGAGACAGATTATCTTCTTCCGGGTACAGATAAAACTCTTAAAGATGTCTTTACTAAAGCAGAGATCGATGCAGCTTCTAAACGTGCACGAAAGCAGTTGGGTACGGATGCTAAGCCTTACACCAAACCTATTCCGGGTAAAGCTATTTACGATGCTATTAAAGAACGCACAAGTGTTTCTGAAATCAAAGCAAGGGCAAAGCGGGAATCAGAGAAGCGCTCACGTTATAAGCGTGGTGCGAGTGCTGGATAAATGCCTGATCTAACTAAGTCAAAGTTTCACACGCAAGGGTACACTATTGCATCTACTTCGGCAGATGCTAGTGCTACCGCTGTGTATACTTGTCCTGCTAACTTCAGTGCTATTACTAGGTACTTACATATTAGCAATAGCTCTACTTCTACTAAGAAAGTTTTTGTACAGTTTTATCATGCTGACGATAATGCGTATCATTACATAGCTAACGGTCTTAGTATGGCAGGACACTCTGTAGTTAATTTAGTTAATGGTGGATACTTTAACTTACACTCAGGTGATAAGATTATGGTATACGGTGAAACTACTAACACTATGGAAGTACTTGTTTCAGTAGAGGAATACTTTGACCCTGCAAGGAGAGCATAACGGGGTTGCAATCTTATCTATAGTATGATATAACTAAATATGGTAAAACTATTCCTGCACAAGACAAAAGGAGTAGTGCTATGTTTAAGAATATCTTAAAGAAGTTTCAAGAAAATCAACAACGAAGAGCAGACTATTGGATACTCATGAATTTGAGTGACAAAGAACTGCATGATATGGGGATCAGTAGAGGTGAAATCAGGCAAAAAGTCTACGGTTAATGCAGCGGGTAATTATACTAAGCCTAGTATGCGTAAGCGCCTCGTTGCTTCCGTCAAAGCTGGCGGGAAGGGTGGAAAGCCCGGACAATGGAGCGCCCGGAAAGCTCAGATGGTCGCTAAGCAGTACAAAGCCAAAGGTGGAGGTTACACCTAGTGACTTTATCTAAATCACAGAAGAGCCTGAAGTCTTGGACTAAGCAGAAGTGGAGGACCAAAAGTGGTAAGCCATCGACGCAAGGTCCCAAGGCTACAGGCGAAAGGTACTTACCTGAGAAGGCTATTAAGTCTCTTAGTGCTTCTGAGTATGCCTCTACATCACGAGCAAAACGAAAAGGCACTGCTAAGGGTAAGCAGTTTGTGGCTCAGCCTAAGAAAGTTAGAGCCAAAGTAAAACCGCATAGGAAGATAACATGACTCGTACACTTACAGAGAATCAACAAAGATTTATGGAAGTTCTCTTTGAAGAGGCTTCTGGTGATGTGGTACGTGCTAAGAAGTTAGCGGGTTACAGTGAGAATACTCCTACTCGTATGATTGTTGAATCTTTAAAGGATGAGATATTTGACGCAACTAAAACGTATATGTCTCGCTTGGGTCCTAAAGCGGCTTTTGCTTATTCAAGTGCTTTGGATGATCCTACCCAGTTAGGCATTAAGGAAAAGATGGTAGCTGCAGGACAAGTATTAGATCGTGCTGGTGTTGTTAAGACAGAGCGTGTTTCTGTAGAAAGCTCTGGTGGTCTGTTTATTCTACCGCCTAAAGAAAGTGACGATGGCTAAGTACACTAAGAAGGAAGACTTAGGTTATTGGATGTTACCTAAGCCTGACTTTAAGAAAAGACAATGGGAAAAGATCCCTAGATTAACTAAACAATATGTTCCCTTCGGTTATGAGATAGACCCTGAAGACGATTCTTGGTTGATTCCTATAGTTAAAGAACTAGAACTATTAGAGCTTGCAAAGAAACATATAAAGCAGTATAGTTATAGAGAAGTATCTGCATGGTTATCCACCCAGTCTGGTAGATACATTTCTCATATGGGATTAAAGAAGAGAATAGATGTCGAAAGAAGACGTAAATCAGTTGCTCAAATTAAGCGCAAGCTTGCCCAAAGGTACAAAAAAGCGATCCAGCAGTACGAAACGCTTGAAAAAGAAAGGGTCGGCTACCACACCTACACCCAAGAGTAAGGCTGAGTCTGCACAGGAAACAGTACCTGCAACAGTAATATCAGCGCCTTATGACGAAGAGGTAGCACAGAACGTAGTATTTAAGCCTAATCCCGGCCCTCAGACACAGTACTTAGCTTCAAGTGAACGTGAGGTCTTGTATGGTGGGGCAGCAGGTGGTGGTAAGAGTTACGCAACTCTAGCTGATCCTTTACGTAGTTTGAATGACCCTGACTTTAGTGGGTTACTTGTACGTCACACAACAGAAGAGTTGCGTGAGCTTATACAAAAAAGTCAGGAACTTTATCCTAAAGCTATTCCGGGGATCAAGTGGTCTGAACGTAAGAGTCAATGGACTACACCTAGAGGTGGCAAGCTTTGGATGTCTTATCTAGATAGAGATACTGATGTTATGCGGTATCAAGGTCAGGCATTTAACTACATAGCATTTGACGAACTTACTCAGTGGTCTAGTCCTTTTGCGTGGGATTATATGCGCTCACGTTTACGTACAGCTTCGCCTAACTTGAGCTTGTACATGAGAGCAACAACTAACCCCGGCGGTAGCGGCCACTCATGGGTCAAGAAAATGTTCATTGATCCTGCTAAGCCTAATACACCTTTTTGGGCTACCAATATAGAAACAGGTAATAGGCTAGAGTTTCCTAGAGGCCACTCCAAAGAAGGTGAGCCTTTATTTAAAAGACGATTTATTCCTGCCAGTTTGTTTGATAACCCTTACTTAGCTGACAGCGGTGACTACGAGGCAATGCTTTTATCTTTGCCTGATCATCAGAGAAAGCAATTACTAGAAGGTGACTGGGATGTAAATGAAGGAGCAGCGTTTCCTGAGTTTAATAGAAAAGTACATGTAGTAGATAGCTACGATATACCTAGAAGCTGGACTAAGTTTAGATCATGTGACTACGGTTACGGAAGTTGGACAGGAGTTTTATGGTTTGCGGTAACTCCTTCAGAGCAACTAGTAGTGTACAGAGAGATGTACGTAACTAAAGTCACAGCTACAGATTTAGCTGATATGATACTAGAAGCAGAAGAAGATGATGGAACTATAAGATACGGCGTACTTGACTCGTCCCTCTGGCATAAAAGAGGTGATACTGGCCCGTCACTTGCAGAACAGATGAACATGAAGGGATGTCGCTGGAGGCCCTCAGATCGTTCTCGTGGTTCAAGGGTAGCAGGTAAGAACGAGATACATCGCCGTTTGCAGGTGGACGAGTTCACTGAAGAATCCCAACTCGTGTTCTTTTCCACCTGCACTCATACTATAGCGCAGATACCTAGTATTCCTCTAGATAAAAGAAACCCAGAGGATGTAGATACAAACGCAGAAGATCACTTGTATGATGCTTTGCGATACGGTATAATGACACGCCCAAGAAGTTCCTTATGGGATTACAATCCTTCAACATCACGATCAGGCTTTCAAGCATCTGATCCAACATTTGGATATTAAGTATGGACCCTAAAGATTTTGACGATACCTACGAGGAAAACATTGAATCCTCTGACTCTTCTTTTATTAAAGATGTATCAAACTCTGATACACTTTTTGACGAGAAGGTAGTAACTATTACTGGTTTCGTTAGTGAGCGTTATAAAAAAGCAGAGGATGCTCGTCTTGTTGATGAAGAGCGTTGGATGCGGGCTTACCGTAACTACCGTGGTATGTACAGTTCAGATGTACAATTCACAGAAGCGGAGCGTTCTCGTATCTTTGTTAAGGTAACTAAGACTAAAACTTTAGCAGCTTACGGACAAGTAATTGACGTACTGTTTGGTAACTCTAAGTTTCCTATTAGCGTAGATCCTACTACTTTACCTGAAGGTGTTGTAGAGTCCGTACACTTTGACGCTAATCCGCAAGCAGAGCAAGGTAAAGACGAACTTACTACTGCATTTGAGCCTATGAAAACACCTTTCACAGGTGATGAAAAGCTTCAGCCCGGTGAGACTTTAAACGACTTACAAGAGCGTTTAGCAGGTATGAAAAACAAACTGGCTCCTGTACAAGAGAAGCTTGTTGAGGGTTCGGGCACGTTACCTAGTAGTGTTACTTTCTTTCCTGCACAAGTGGCAGCTAAGAAGATGCAAAAGAAAATTCATGATCAACTAGAAGAAAGCGGAGCCAATAAACAGCTTCGCCTTAGTTCTTTTGAACTAGCTCTTTTTGGTACAGGTATTATGAAAGGACCTTTTGCTGTTAATAAAGAGTATTCTAATTGGAATGAAGAAGGTGAGTATACGCCTGTAATTAAAACAGTACCTTCTACAAGTCATGTTTCTATCTGGAACTTCTATCCTGATCCTGATGCAGCAAACATGGATGAAGCAGAGTACATTGTTGAGCGTCACAAAATGTCTCGTTCACAACTACGTGCTCTCAAGGGGCGTCCCTTCTTCCGTGACAATGCTATCGACATCTCGCTTAACTTAGGTGAGTCCTACGACAAGAAGTGGTGGGAACAGGAGATGGAAGATGATAAGCAAAGCAGTAAAGCAGAACGCTATGAAGTGTTTGAGTTCTGGGGTTTTGTTGATAAAGAAGTACTAAAAGGATATGACATAGATATCCCTAAAGAGTTAAAAGATTCAGATCAACTTAACGTAAACATTTGGGTATGTAACGGACAAGTACTACGTTTGGTTATGAATCCATTTAAACCTGCACTGATTCCTTACTATGCTGTACCCTACGAAGTTAATCCTTACTCATTCTTTGGGGTAGGTATTGCGGAGAATATGGATGACACACAGACCCTTATGAATGGGTTTATGCGTATGGCGGTAGATAACGCAGTACTTTCGGGTAACTTGTTGATTGAAGTTGATGAGACTAACTTAGTGCCGGGACAGGATATGTCTGTGTACCCGGGCAAGGTGTTTCGGAGACAGGGAGGTGCTCCGGGTCAAGGCATTTTTGGGACCAAGTTTCCCAATGTCGCTGGCGAGAACATGCAACTATTTGATAAAGCAAGAGTATTAGCAGATGAGTCAACTGGATTCCCATCTTTCGCACATGGTCAAACAGGCGTTACGGGTGTTGGTCGTACTGCTAGTGGCATTAGCATGCTTATGGGTGCAGCCAACGGCTCTATACGGAATGTAATCAAGAACGTAGATGACTATCTGCTTAGCCCTTTAGGTAAAGCTTTCTTTAATTTCAACATGCAGTTTGATTATGATCCTGAAATTAGAGGTGACTTAGAAGTAAAATCTCAGGGTACTGAAAGCTTAATGGCTAATGAAGTACGCTCACAACGCTTGATGCAGTTCTTGCAAGTTGCACAGAACCCAACACTAGCACCGTTTGCTAAGATGGATTACATCATTCGTGAGATTGCTATCAGCATGGATCTGGACCCCGATAAGGTTACTAACTCTATGCAAGACGCAGCTATCCAAGCAGAGATCCTAAAGGGGTTCACAGCGCCTCAACAGCCGCCGCAAGGGGTGCCTAGCCCAGAAGGTGGAGAGGCTCCTCAAGGCGCTCCTCAAGCGGCCCCTGAAGGTGCACCACCACAAGGCGCAGCAGATATGAGTGGCGGTGGCGGTGGTAACATTGGTATCGGTGGTGCAGCAGCGCCGGGTGAACAAGGCTTTAGCGGGAACGTACAGTAATGTCATCAATCAGTAGGCTTATATCTAAAGAACTCAAGAATGCATTTGGTATGCCTTCGGGCGCTACTGATAATCCTAAGTATAATCCTCTGTTTAAAGAAGGTAAAAGAGATCCTATAAAGCTATCTGAAGATGAGGAAGCAACTATTTCCACATTCCCTGCTGCTGCACAAGAAAGTATAAGAAAAGATATAGAAGAGGGCATAGACTCTACTGTAGTTGCAGAATTTTATAGTCCTTTAGAATCCGCTATACAGGAAGCACCTATAGGTAAAAAGGGTACTAAAGGTCAGAACATAGAAGCGTTTGTGCGTAAACGTGCACCTAAAGTTTCTCAAGGAGAATTAGACTTTAGGCAGTTTGGATTAGAACCTGAAGAAAAGTATACTAAGGATGTGATAAGTGGAGCTTTTCAATTAGATCCTCTAAAGATACAAGCTTTAAAAAAGGCACCTAAATATAGAGGTACGCAAAGACAGACAGATCTAGAAGATTTAGATATAGGTTATCAGGAAATAGGCATTGATGTTATACAAAAAGACTTAGGTTTAATGACGCATCATGGACCTTCTACACTAGCACATGCTAGGTATAGCTATAGACAAGAAACTCCTTCGTATAAAACAGAGGCAGAAAAACTTTCTAATGTAAGATTTGATGAAGATGCTGATTACCTTTTAATAGAAGAACTTCAATCTGATGTAATTCAAAAAATGGTAGACAACCCTGAAAAAGCTAAAGCAGAATCTGTACAAAAATATAGAAAGCAATTTGAATCAGATATAGATGATATAGCCTTTAAAGAAGAATTTTCTCAACCGGGAGACTTTTTTGAAGAGTTTGAAAATTTTGTATTTAACAAATATATACCTCTAATGACAGATAAAAAACTTACAAAGGCTGAAGGTTCTTTAGAACTTAAAAAAATATTTGATAAGGAGTTTCCTAATAGTGATGTTACAGGTTCTGTGAGGTTACGTCTTAATGCTGTTGAAAGATATTTTGAGATGCTTTCTGAAAAGAAACTTAATGTATATGATTTCTCAGGTAAAGCTAATATACTTCAAAACATTAGGTCAGGAGCTATAGATGTTATAGCCGAAAGCCAAATGGTTACCTCTAAAAAAGACACTCCATTACCTAAGCTTACAGATTCTGTAAGAGTCTTATTGCAATCTATTATTGCAGATGCTAAAGCTAATAATGTTGATGAAATTGTATTACCGCCTATTGAAAAGCTTGCAGAGAAACGCTTCTCGAAAGGTTCAAAAGAATATGAGAGTGCTATAAAAAAAGGTTCAGGTTTCTACAATACATATGTTACCGCTTTTGATAAAGCACTTAAGCAATTAAAAGATGAACTAGGCGATCAAATAAAGATAGGCAAAAAAGATTTAAACTATAAACGTGCTGAATTAAGTCTCAAAGAGGAGGCTTTGGCCTTACGTTTTCCTAGAGGAGATTTAGCTAGAAGGTTAAAAGCAGCAGCAGAAAAACCTCAAATTCTACAAGGTAAGTCTATTAATATTAAAGATTTAAAGCTAGATCCTAAAAAGCAGAAACTACGGTTTAACCAAGGTGGCTTAGTACAAAGACCCAACAAATGATAATAAAAAAACTAGTGAACGATAAACCTCTATGGGATTCTTTTTGTGAAACTGTTGATATTAAAATCAGTCAGGTACACAAGAACATGGAACAATTAAAATCACCAGAAGAGTTGTTTCGCTGTCAAGGTGAGATAGCTGCTCTACGTAAACTCAAATACTTGAGGGATGAAATAAATGGCTCTTGAAGATCAGATGAACGAAATGATAACAGAACCTTCTGTTGATCCTGTTAGTGGAAACGAAATACCTCTAGGCTCTACTGCTGAAGAAGTACGAGATGACATAGACGCTAAACTTTCTGAGGGTGAGTATGTTGTACCTGCAGATGTATTACGTTTCTACGGTGTAAAGTTTTTTGAGGATTTGCGTGACAAGGCAAAGTCTGAGTATGCTGAAATGGCAGAAGAAGGACGCATAGGTGGAGAGCCTGTCTCTGAAGAAGGTCCTGAAGATGTAGAGATTTCTGACGAAGATATGATGGAAGGCATCTCTGATGAGGACATGGCTGACATAAAAGCGGTAATGGAAGGTACAGCTTCTTTGCCTATGGATGCCAGTGATGAAGATATGGCTGAAGTACAAAGCGTTATGGAAGGTGAAGCTACAACGACTATGGCACAAGGTGGTATTACTTCTATGCCTAAAGCCTCTCAGATGAATGTACGAGAAGATGTAGACGGTATGATAGACCGCATGTATGAGATGGTTAAGAACAACCCAGAGGTAAAAAAGAAACTGGATGCTAAAGGTATTAAGATGGCAGAAGGTGGTTATGTAAAGGGTTACGCAGGTGGTGGCTTTGAAGAAGGCTCTGAACCTGACTTTTTATCAGGCTCTGATACTGGTCCTGCTCCTAGCTTTCTTTCAGGTATGGGTGCATTAGGTTTCTCCCAGACTTTAGGTGCTACACAAGGTTACTCAGGTCCTAGAGCTACAGAGCTTGTGGACTACTATAATCCTGACACAGGCGCTACTATGCAGATTTCTGTATACTCTGACACTAAGCAGCCTGTAACTCCTGTACCTCAAGGGTTTCAATTAGGTAAACCTCAAGCACCTTCTCGGAGGGATTCTGATGACGATGATGACGATGATAAACCACCAGCAACTAGATGGTATGATGGCATAGAGTTTGGTAATTCTGAGTCTGTTTCTGAGTGGGCTAAGACACAGAAGGGTCCACCTTCCTTACTGAGAGCTTCTGCTATTGGTGCTGCTGGTACAGTTAGTACTGTAGCAAACTTACGTGCTGCTGCTATACTAGAGAAAGCTAAGAATGGCGGTAAAGACAACAGCACTAGTACTGCTTTGAATGAACAAGCTAATACTATGCAAGAAACGTATAGCCCTTTTGAGAAGTTTCTCTCTAAGATGTTTGGTGATTCAGGTGAAGTACAAGCTAAGTTTGCATCTTCGCAGGTAGGAATTAACTTGGCAGATCCTACTAAGAATACTATTGAGCCTACTCCAGAAAGAGACGATAAGGGCGATGGCGGCTCAGATAATAACGGCGGTGGCGGCACCAATGATGATCCAATCACACCAACTCCCCCTCCTACCCGCAAGGATAGTTCAGGTAGTGGCTCAACAAATCCCGGAGACAGAGGATTTACGCCCGTAAGTCAACCACCACCTTCAACACCCAGCAAGGATAGTTCAGGTAGTGGTTCAACAAATCCCGGAGACAGAGGATTTACGCCCAGAAGTCAGACACCTCCTACTAGTAAAAAATCTACAGGAGGAACGCAAGATCAAAGAGATAGAGAAAGTAGCGATTTCGGTGCGCTAAATAAAGGCGGCTTGATGAAGAAACGAAAGTAAAGACTAACCATAATAACTATAAGGCTACCCAGCTACGGCTGGCCCCAACATAAAGGAACTAAACTATGGCACAACTAGAAAGTGTAGAACAACCAAAAGTAGCAGGATTTGTAGATTCTAATTACAGCAATGCTAATAAGAGACGTATTGAAAAAGAGGAAGAGGAACTTCAGAAGCTAGTAGACGGAGAGACTACTGAAGAAGATCAAAAAGTAGAAACCAAAGAAGCCTCTGAGGAAGAAGCCAAAGACGAGAAACTTTCTGGTGAAGAACGTACATATAAGAAACGCTATAGTGATTTACGTAATCATTTAAACAAGCAGTCAGAAGAACTAAAGAAGCTAAAGACACAATTAGAAAATGCACAGGAACGTGGTGAGATACGTGCACCTAAGTCTGATGAAGACATTGCTAACTGGGCAGAGAAGTATCCTGATGTCGCAGCTATCGTTGAGACAATTGCAGAAAAGAAAGCTCAAGAGAAGTTTAACTTAGCTGAAGGGCGTCTACAAGAACTAGACCGTATGTCTGCAGAAGCTGAGCGTAACAAGAATGAAGATGCTATTCGTGATGCGCATCCTGACTTTGATGACTTACGAGAGAGTGATGCCTTTCATGATTGGGCTGGAGAGCAACCTAAGTGGGTACAAGATGCTATCTACGAGAACAGTGATGATCCAAGATCTGTAGTTCGTGTTATTGATCTATATAAAGTAGATAATAATATGGACACCAAGTCTCGTAAGAAGTCTAGTAAGGAAGCAGCATCTGCTGTGGTCACTAAACGAACAACTAAACCTGAATCAAACGACTCAGCAGGACGATTCAGTGAATCTCAAGTTAATAGTATGTCTGTGCATGAATATGAAAAGAACTCAGATGCTATTATGGAAGCTATGCGCACTGGTAAGTTTGTCTACGATATGACAGGCGGCGCACGGTAAATCAAAAATTGTTATTGACAACCTATATTTAGTAAGTATAACTATAGGTGTTATAGGAGTATAGTACAAGCCTCTGAAAAGACTACCTTGTATTATACTCAACTCACTAAGCTAAAAACTAATAAGTTAAGACTTACCTGTTAGAATAGGCCCGTTGTTTTGTTGGTTGGCCGACTGACATAATATACGCACCCTAGAAAGACAGCCTCTTACTAAATGTTACAAGCTTAATTAAACCTAAGCCAAACATCTATGGAGGATTATATCATGGCTTTTACATCAGCAGCAGGTTACGGGAATTTGCCAAACGGCAATTTTAGCCCAGTAATCTATTCAAAAAAAGTACAGCTTGCTTTCCGCAAGAGTACAGTATGTGGTGACATCACCAACTCTGATTATTTTGGGGAGATTTCTGCCCAAGGTGATACAGTGAAAATTATCAAAGAGCCTGAAATTTCTGTAAGCTCATACGCTCGTGGGACACAGGTTTCAGCACAAGACTTAGACGATGAGGATTTCTCCTTAGTCGTTGATAAAGCTAACTATTTTGCCTTCAAGATGGATGATATTGAGGAAGCCCATTCCCATGTTAATTTCATGTCTCTTGCAACGGATCGTGCAGCTTATCGTCTTGCTGATCAGTATGACCAAGAAGTTCTTGGCTATCTGTCAGGCTATAAACAGTCTGCTTTGCATGCAAATGCTGGCGCTGTTAATGACCAAGTAAACGGCACCAAAGCTGTTACTACTGCTGGCTCAGATGAGTTGTTGACTTCAATGAAACTCCGTAAGGATTCATTTGGTAACATCACAACTGGTTCTGCAGGGGATCATTCAATTCCCTTGGCCGCACGTTTGCCGGGCGCTACTGCTCTGCCGACTGCAACTGCTTCACCTGTAATGGTTGTAGCACGTATGGGTCGTTTGTTGGATCAACAGCAAGTTGATACTGCAGGGCGTTGGCTGGTTGTTGACCCGGTATTCATGGAGCTACTTCGTGACGAAGATAGCCGCTTTTTGAACGCCGATTTCGGTGACTCAGGCTCGCTTCGCAATGGTCTAAACCTCAACAACTTCTTTGGTTTCCGCTTGTACGTATCGAGCAACCTGCCTTCAGTAGGCACTGGTGCTGGAACTACAGGTTCTGCAAACCAAAACGCCAACTATGGTGTTATTGTTGCGGGTCATGATTCTGCTGTAGCAACTGCTGAGCAAATCAACAAGACTGAAACTTACCGTGACCCTGACAGCTTTGCTGACATTGTTCGTGGTATGCACCTTTACGGTAGGAAGATTCTTCGCCCAGAAGCTCTTGTTACTGCTAAATATAACGCAGCTTAAGGGAGAATACAAGATGGCTTTACAATCCCCCGTCCGTATTGAGACTGCCGTGATTGCTCACGGTGATCTTACCACTAGTTCAACTCATGACATTGGTACAGTCCCAGACAATTGTGTGGTACTTGCTGCTGGCGCTGAGTGTACTGCTGCAGCTACCATTGGTGGTGCTAACGCAGTGAGCTTTGGTGTAACAGGTGGTGACGTTGATCTGCTAGGTACTGCAGATATTAACGGCGCTAAAACATTGGCTGCTACCACTACTACAGTGAATGGCATCACAAATGTTACTGTTGCTGACACTGTTATCACAGCTAAGCTGGCTGGCTCAAACGCACCTTCTGCAGGTTCGTTCAAGTTCTTTGTAATGTACATGCCTATGGGCGCTACAAAGGCAGCAGCAGAAGTAGATCGTGATACGCTTGCATAAAT